ACTGAACCCACAACGTGCACGTGCAAACAACTCGGCCATCCTAAAGCGTGATAGTGTATCTAAAGAGGAGTTCCTTGGTCTATGGAAAAAAATTGAGCTGAGCAATTCTGGTGAGCCCGGATTTTACTTCAGCGATAACGAGACCATGGGCACCAACCCATGCGCTGAGATTGCGTTGAACCCATTCCAGTTCTGTAACTTGGTAGAGGTAAACGCTTCTGACATCAAGGACCAAGACGATCTTAACGATCGTGTTTACTGGGCCTCTGTTATTGGCACCTTGCAGGCAAGCTACACAGACTTCCATTACCTGCGTCCCATCTGGAAAGAGACCACAGAGCGTGAGGCATTGTTAGGCATCGGGATGACCGGTATTGCTAGCGGTCCGGTGATGAAGATGAACCTTCAACTTGCCGTTAACCAAGCGATATACGCAAACATATCTGTGTCTGAGATGATTGGAATCAACCCGGCAGCTCGTATCACATGCGTTAAGCCATCTGGGACCTCTTCCTTGGTCTTGGGGACTTCATCTGGTATCCATGCATGGCACGATGAGTATTACGTCCGTAGAATGCGTATTGGGAAGAACGAGGCTATGTACACGTACCTATCGATCTACCACCCTGAGATGTTGGAGGACGATGTGTTCAAGCCACAGCAACAAGCTGTTGTGTCTGTTCCTCAGTCTGCGCCGGTTGGCGCCATCACTAGGAATGACGAGAACGCTATTCAGTTCTTGGATCGTGTCAAGTACTTCCACGAGTACTGGATCACACCGGGTCACGTGCGTGGAGACAATACACACAACGTGAGCGCTACGGTGAGCATGGGTCAGTCCGAGTGGCCGGCAGTGGGTGAGTGGTTATGGGAGAACAAGCAGTTCTTCAACGGACTTTCTTTCTTGCCTAAGGACCTTGGGACGTACGTTCAGACTCCTTTCGAGACCATCACTAAGGAGAAGTACGAGCAACTCGTTACAAATCTTAACGCTTTGGATGTCGCAAAAATCGTAGAGATTAGCGACAAGACGAACCTAATGGACCAAGCTGCCTGTGCTGGCGGGGCGTGCGAGGTGTCGTAAGTCCAGTTTTTATGTAAATAAACTGGACACTACTCGGGGATTTTCCGAATAACCCGCCATTGCTTGACAAAAAAACGAGTAATGGCGGAATAACTGGTCATATAGCGCACAAATTAATACCCTTTTGGGTGTTTTAATGCACATTAATTGCATGAGTTGCACATTTAAATGGTTAAAATGTGTAAAAACAACACAAATTACCACTTATATTGTGAAAAAGTCACAAAAATAACCAATAAAATGGTTAAAAGTGACCAAAACAGGGGTAAATAACCATTATAATGTGCATTTTGAGCAAATAAGGATTTTGCAAAAGGTATTACTTTTCGATACTTTATGCATATATTTGCTACCGAAAGTCCCCGCCTGCATACCGTCAGATCTGCTTGTGGGGCTTTTTCTTTTTACACCAAACTATAAGTCGGCAGAATTACTAATAATTGCCAGTAAATAGAAATAGTGGCAAATGTTTGCACAAAAATGCACAAATTGCACAATTTATTTAATAAAAACATTATATTTGCATTGTTCATATCTCGTTGGGTAACATTGGGGTTTGGAATTTTCCAGCCCCATTGTTTTTTAAAACAATTATGAAACCAGAAAATAAGAATATATCTAACTACGTCAACTCGGTTATGGATGAGTTGAATACCCTGTCTACCGATCTCTACGAGGCAATGATGGACCAGGAGAACAAGGAAGTGAAGAAGATCGTTGAGGCTATGATACCCTTGCTAAAGGATATTCAAGCGACCCACACAAATGAAATCATATAAACAAGAGGCTGTTGAGCTATTTGCCGAAGGTAAACTCAATAAGACCCAGATTGCAAAGTCCCTAAAGGACAAGTACAATCTGCCAATGTCTGAAGAGACAGTAAGGAAAGAAGTATGCAGACAGATCACCAAGCACAGGGCCCTAGTGGAAGAGTGCAACGTAATTGGTGTCCCCGTTGATAAGGTAAAGTATTACTGGCACAAGGGAAAGAACTTCTCTATGAACGTTAAGGGCGACGCCGCCCCGTCTTACGAGGAGATCAGAGACGATATCATCGATCAGATGAAGTCTTACGCACCACTGTATCAGCATATCCACAGAAGCCATAGCAAGGACGGACACCTACTGGTGATCGATCCGGCAGACATTCACATTGGAAAGCTGGCTAGTTCTTTTGAGACCGGCGAGGATTACAATAATCAGATCGCTGTCCAAAGAGTCAGAGAGGGTGTCAAGGGAATCCTAGACAAGACCGCAGGGTTCAATATTGACAAGATCTTATTTATTGCTGGAAACGATATCCTGCACATCGATACACCAAGGAGGACCACTACATCCGGTACTTTCCAGGACACCGATGGAATGTGGTACGACAACTTCTTGATTGCCAAGCAGCTTTACATTGAGATTTTGGAGATGCTGGTTACGGTTGCAGATGTACACTTCTGCTTCAATCCGTCTAACCACGACTACACAAATGGATTCTTTTTGGCCGACACAATTCAGTCATGGTTCTCAAAGTGCGATAATATTACCTTCGACTGCTCTATAGCACACAGAAAGTATTACACGTACGGGATTAATATGATTGGATCTACACATGGAGATGGTGCCAAGGCACAGGACTTGCCATTGCTTATGGCTCAAGAGTCGCCGCTGTCATGGTCACAGACCAAGCATCGCTATGTGTATACACACCACGTGCACCACAAGACGTCTAAGGACTACATTGGTGTCACTGTGGAGAGCCTTCGCTCACCGTCTGGTACAGACAGCTGGCACCATAGAAATGGTTACACTGGATCACCCAAGGCGGTGGAGGGTTTTCTCCACCACCCGGAGCACGGACAGGTAGCAAGGATCACTCACTTGTTCTAGTCCTCGTCTACCTGCTCAGCTCTCTTCTGAATCTTCTTGTTCATTATGTTGACGATGTTAGCCATATCTGATGGCAACAATCCTCCATAATAAGCAGTCATAATAACAGCGTTCATTCTAGCTATATCAAGGTCCTCTTCCATGAGGGCCTTTTTTACTTTATTGCCGTTGTACTCTTTGGTGAACTCACCATCGATAGCAGCGTCATAGTAGTCGATTAGCTCAAGGCCCTTCTCTGCTGCGATACCCTGCGTTCCTAGCATGTCCAAGTAACCTTGGTTCATCTTGTCATACAATCTGAACTTCTGCTCCTCGTCCTCGATACCGTACCACTTGTAAGGCAACTCATCAGACAGTCCGGTCTCGTCAAGAAGGTAATTGATACCCTTGCTAGCCGCAATGTCCATCCCGGGGATCGGTGGCAAGAAGAAGTCCTTCATGAATGCCTGAGCAGTGGATTGAGCCTGTCTCATCTTTCTGATTTTCTTCTGCTCTTCATCCTCGTCCTCTCCCATGATGGCAGCTGCAACTACGTTGTAAAGCTCCTTGAATGCAAGGACAATTCCTTGGAATGCCACCAACTCGACAAGTGCACCAGACAATGACTTTGCCGCCTCTCTCTTGTCGTCTTTTGAAGATACATCATTTGAAAGAGTTCTTACGTCTGACCATATACGAGTCTTTTGGTTCAAGGTGAAAGTCATCAATGGAAGGATAGCACGTCTCAAGAACACGGTAGCTGGCTGCTTGCTAGCGAAGATCTCTCCCTGCATGTCAGTGTCACTGATGTTCTGCTGAGAGTCGACCATCGCCTGTGCGTAGTCAGCCGCGGCCTTGTTTAGCTCATGATTTTTAAAGTCTATTCCAGAGATGTTTACGCCATCCTTCTTTAATTTACTCAAGTAGAAAGAAAGCCAAGATGCACGTGCGGCAAAAATATCCGGATTCTTAAGTGTAATTTCAAGGGCCTTGTTGCTAAATTCAGCAACACCATCTAACCCACGCATGGCCAAATTCTTCTCGGCCTCTACCAACTGTCTGTTGATAGACTTAAGTTCACCCTGAGACGCAACACCGCGATTAGCAATAGGATAACCAGAGCTGTCAATAAAGGTCATTCCGCCCCCATAAAGCAACTTGTTTAAGTCAAATCTTCCTGTCTGAACAAAAGTATTTATCATTGGAGGGAAGAACTGTTTGAATGGCTGAGACACACTGAACAATGCCTTAGCAACACCAAATGATGCGATGGTATTGATAATACGGTTTGCCTTGGCAAGTTCGTTCTGGTCTATATAAGATCCACCCTTTGCTCGGTTCACGTACTTGATCAGTCTCTTCTTGTAAAGGTTCTTATCTTCTTTATTAGAGAAAAGCTTTGAGAAGTTTTTAGATGTAACAAAACCCTTCATCTGCATTACTGAGCTAGCGGTCTCTACGTCTACCATTGCATTCGTAAATGCGTTAACATTGTTCACGTCAAAGTCAAGGTTCACTATACGGGTCTTTACTCCGTTCTTGTCCTTTGGAAGATTAGCGATACGGTTATTTTTTCTAAGTGAGCCTGACTTAGATGTGTCCACGTACTCAAAGTTTCCGAAGAAACCAGAGTCGAAGTCTTCCTCGGTAGCTGTTGGTGCCTCTTTTAGTTGGTACCTGTCCGGGGTAAAGTCAATGTCTCTAGATAGCTGTGTGTTGTACACGTTCCTAGAAACCTCGTCCAGTCTGTCAAAGTTCTCAGACCATTTGTTTATCCACCAGTTAACAGCGTCTTGGTTGATCTGACTTACATTTTTCTTTACGTCATCAATATTCTTGGCGTCTTTCAAGACCTTGTCGTACACCTTTTGGATGACTTCGCCCTTCTTGATTTCAGCGTCAGTGTTATTGTCTACGTCAGTTAGCGCCTGGATTGTCTCCTCAATCAGTGATTTGCGCCTATTAAATTCGTCTTGCGCCTGGAATTCATCTCCGATCACGTTTCTTGACATGAATGCAAATACACCACGCTCAACAACATTCTCGCTTGCCAAGAAGTCCTTGACCTTTGAGAATTGCTTTACGTACTGTTTAACAGCCGTGTCAACCATCTTGAGCGCCTTGGCCTTACCATTTGACACTCCGTTTATTCCAGCCTTTTCAGAGACCGTTATAGCACGTCTAGTATTGCCCCATAGCAACTTGTTCAGCATTGGAAGAGTTGCGAATCCTTCGCCCCAAACCTTACCAACGAACTTAGAGAAGTACTTGCTCAGTGGGATAGACTTGATACCATCATCAACTAGATCTCCAGCGTTCAAGTCGCCTTGGTAAAGGCTTACCATTCCGTCGATACCAGATGTGATTCCATTGGCAACAAAGTTATTGGCATACTCAAGTACCTGTATAGCGCTTGACAATGAAAGGTTATCGGTGTCCATATTTGCCAATGCAACCAATGACCTCTTCTCGTCCTGCGTAAGTGTAATAGGCTCGCCAGTAAACGGATCCTCTCCTGTCTTAACGATCTGTAGGATCAGAGGAGATACCTCTTCCATCATCTCCTTGACGGCGGCCCTAGCCTTTTCTTCCTTGGCCACAGCCTCGTTGTCATTCTCTTCGATAGCAGCAACGACCTTCTTGATCTCGTTGATGGTCATGTCGCTTGACAATACACCAGCGTCTACCAATTCCTTGTACTTATCGAGTAGCTCGTTCTTGATCTGCTCTACCTGTAAATCGATCTCTGTCTCAATGTAAGACGCCATATCGGCAGCGTTAACAAGGCTACGCATCAATGGGTCTCCAGTCTTTCTAGCCACTGCGTTCAGCATCTGTGTTGCGTTATTGATATAGTCGTCAATGTTCTCTACACGAGATGGATCGATGTCTCCAAAGTCCTTGGCAAGCTTAGCTATCTCTGCTTGGTTTGCCGCTGACTTCATGTTCTTCTTGATAGAAGCCCTTAGCTTTGACGCTTCCTTGATCTTGTCCATATACTCAGCGCTCTGGAATACCCTAGACATGTAGTCAACGAAACGGTCACGCATTACTGGGTTCAAGATATTCATCTTGTCGTAGCGAGAGATGATGGCAGTTGCCTGTCTTGCAGACATCATACCACGGCCCACCATAGACTTTAATCTACCAGAGATATCCATGCGGAGCTGCTTCACGAAGGCTGCAGAGTCCCTAGCGGCCTTGGCCTCTAACTTGATCTGATCCTTCAGTGCTGTGCTCTCTTTTACGGTTATCTTCTTGACGTCCTCGATCTGGCCTAGTATTTTAGCTACAGATGGAGCTACCTTAAACTTCTCTCCTCTTATCTTTTTGAAGTCACGGATGATCTGCTCACGCTGAGAATCATCTGCCCTTTCGTACGATGCTGACTTTTGTATGTAATTAATTGCGTTAGCGCTTGCTTGATTGTAAGAACCGCCTCTGTTTATGGTCTTGTCCATGATGCCCTCAACCTCGTTCATCATTCTGTCGTAACCAGGGATGGTCTTTACCTCTACCTTTTGAGAGCGAGTTGTTACAGAAGGCTTAGCCTTCTCGATCATTGTGATCTTGTAACTTGTATATGGTGACAACGTGAACTTACCAGTATCAAACCTTCCAAAGGCGTTAGGGGATTCATACGTGAGGACGTCTCCATCAACGGCTACAATAGTAGCATATCTTCCATACAAGGATATCTCATCTCCAACTTCGAAAACTACGGGCTCTGGAATTTTAAATCCAGTGTACTCTGCCTCTGGCTTTAATGCTTTGGTAGTCTGTGCACGATAACTCTTAGGTCCTCCCCAGTTGGTAACTAGCATGTCGTAACCATTCTCAGCGGCAACCTTAGTCACCCAAGCGGCTGAGTTGTTTGCGTCAAACGCATACTTTGTTGGTCTGTCCTCGTTACCACGGTTCCTGTATGCTTGGAATCTTTGTCTTGCCTCTTCCTCAAACCCTTCTGGGTCATGAGATACTGTTCCCTTTTCTGTGCTTCCGTAGAAGTATACCTTGTCCTTTGGAACTAGAACTGTGTGTGGAACATCTCCAACACCGCTCTCTTTCTGACCGGCCTTTGTGTAGTACATAGCAACGCCACCTACTGCTGATATCGCAGATACCTCTTCACGGCTTGTGAAGTTACTATTAGAGCCAGACATAGGCTTAATCACGTCACGATTAGCCCTTGAGTAGTGAACGAATAGGTAGTTACCCTTGCCGTCATCGGTAAGAACCTCGTCTACCACCGGTGGTACGTTCTTCTGTGAGCGTGACTTTCTTTTTGCCCAGAATGCTTTTACTTCCGGAGTCTGTTCTTTACTCTCGACTATTTTGCCAATAGCTTTTTCTGCTAAATTATAAATAGCAGTCATTACCCCCTTGCGTTGCAAACTTTTATTTGTTTCGCTTTGCATAGAGTACCAAGCCCCGTCTTTGTTTTGTCTAAAGTTGGCAAATGCAATGTTCTCCCCTTTGTTACTCCAAGCGATGACAGGTTTTACGGAAGCATTTTCAGGAAATTCTATCGCTTGTATATAAACGTCTTTTCCATCAACAGTAATCTTACTTGAACCTATGGCATTACCTTCTTGTTTTGCCAATTCACTATTAGGATAATTCTTGGCTATGTCATCAATTGCTTTCTGTGAGCGTGACGTTACCTTTGGCTTTTCAATTACGACGCCTTGATCTTCAATGACATTAGGTGCTGGAATGACTTCCTTTGCTTGACTTTTGAGATAGTCGAAGTACTTTTGTTTGTCAACTCCCGGCTGGTCGTACCAGGCATTGTCGATTTTTTCTGTTTTTCTTTTAATGATGTTTCCATTTTCGTCCTTTAATATAAATCTATCGGAATCGTTTCCGTAGTTCTTTTTTTGGTTTTGATTTGATATTTCTTCATAGATAGGAGCAATATCGTCAAACTCGTAAACGCTTCCATCTTCGTCTGTAAACTCATACATGAATGGCTTTCCTGCCCTTTTCCTGTATGCAAAGTTGAAATCCCAAGCACCATACTTTCCTTGTCTAATTCCAGCATCTGTAATTTCTCCAGAAGCTTTTCTTTGAACAATGGCATCTATAGATCCGTGAGATACTTCTTGTGAAGACGCAGCTACCCATGTTTCCCAGTGGAATCTTCCAACATCTGGACTATCCTTTACTCCTATTTTCTGATAAGCCTCCTTAACAACTGGTTGCATGGTTCTGTTAGCCAATTCGGCAAATACAAGACCAGGGACATCAGAGAGCATTTTGCTGTATCCGGCCCCGGTAGTTTTACCAAAAGACAATTCGCTACCATCGTATATAGACGTTGTTGGCTTTAATCCAGAATCTTTCTTTAACTTGTCAGAGTCCCAAAAATGTTCTGTCCTAACCCTGTCTATTACAAACAAATCGCTTCTTCCTGTAGTCAATAAGATAAAGTCAAAAATCTTATTGTTAAAAGACATTCCAGAAAGGTTAGACAACCACTTTCTTCTAAGTTCATTAGTAGGTGTTGTCCTGTCTGACAATATCTTATGCAAGGATTCCATTTTGGTCAACCCTTTAAACTCTCCGGTTTCTATTTTTGTAGAAGCTTTTGATAAAAATGCAGACCCAAAAGATCTTAGGTTTGCTTTTGAACCAGACCCTGCAACACCCTTTGGAAGAGTTTGATCAACCCAATCATAATAATCAGCCAATCCACTGTCTATTTTTTCTCCCTTATAATCAATTTCTTTTCCAGACAAAAACTTACCCTCTGCTGATTTCTTTATAAATGAATCAACTCCATTTTCTACGGCTCTCAAAAATCCTGCCTCTTGTGGATATGGGCTAATGCCAATTGACATAATATTCCATAAGAAATAAAGACCAGTATCTGTCTCATCCATCTTCCCCTCTTTGTATAACTTTCCTATTTCCTTGGTACCTTCAAGTCCGCTTGACGCCAACTCCCTCTGCTTGTCAGAAACCTTTGAAAGTTCTTTCAAAACCTCATCTACGCTATTCGACATTCTAGATAAGGCTTCTGGGAACTTTGGTATCATCACCTCTCCATTTGGTCCCTTGTAAGAAAATACCCTAGACATCAATTCTTTCCATTGATTCCTATCTTTTAATGCATTTGGATATTTGTCAAGAAGGGCATCAATTTGTTTCATAACATCACCTTCTTTTGAAGGATTGATTTTTGCCGAAAGCTTTTCATTTTTAGGCACTTCAATTCCTGGCTCAGATAATCTCTGATCTATTTGACTCTTCGATGTCACGCCCTCCTTAGCCTTAGCCTTCTCGCCTTTCCTAAAGAAGCTTGCAACGTCCTCACCTTTGGCAACCTTCTCAGAGATTGTAACCATGAAACCAAGGATGTCCTCTGGTGTGGCCTGATCTAAAAACTGCTTTTTGCCGGTGAATAGCTCAGCAAACTTGTTGACGATGTCACCGATCTTCTGTAGTAATGTCTTTTGTTGAGCCGTTAGTGGTCCCTTTCCGAAACCGGATTCTACCAACATACCTCCAAGCTCAGCCATGTACTCCGAGTATTTTACGGCCTCGTAGCCTTTCTGGCTAGCAAATGCGTCCAAGGCGTCAGCGATATCACCAAAGCCTTGAGCCCTTAGTTGAGAGTCGATGCCTACTGTAAACTCCTTGAATCTAGCTTGGTCATTACCGAACGCATCGTTCAGCATTGCCTCCCACGCCTCGTGACCAATTGTACGGCTATCTGCAGTGGACTTGTCAAATACAAGAGCAACTGGCTTTCCGTCTACAAAGATTGTCTGTCCCTTGGTTCCTGTAGCAAATTCTTCAGCTGTCTGTACAGCCTGTCTCTCACCAACCAATGGCGCCAAGACCTCTACAATTTGGTTCTGTACATCGTCAATGTTCTCTCCCACTATCATCCTCAACCCCGGTGCCACTACGTTAAGCGACTGCGCTGAATTAGCTAAAGCTTGATCGAAGTTTGAAACCACCTCAGTGATCTGAGAGAACTCTTCTGGCATAAGAGCCATCTTCTGAGGAGCAAACTTCCTGTCTTGTGGAGATAGGTAACCTTGGTCACCCTTCTTCATTAATGATCCCTCAGCGTTTCTCATCTGTGGGCCAAAGTTCACCCAAGAGTTCTGACCTCTGGTCTCAGTGGTCATCGCTCTTCTAGCCTTTGGTGTATACATTCTTGCATGCACGTCCCAAGCATTCTCTTCTCCTACCGGTCCAAATCCGTTACCTCTCTCTGTGTGACCAAAGAAGTCGTGAACAAATCTGAACAAGTCGTTGTAAAGAAGTGGCTTGCCTGTCTTATCTTTGAAGCCAGACTCTTGAAGCAATTTGTTTTGCTTTCTTTGCTCTTCTGTAATTGGAGCGTCTCCAAAACCTTGCTCGGTAGAGTAGATGAACATGTGCTTATTGTTCTTCACATCGTCAATCATCTCCTGTGCGTTGGCGTATGGCTCGCCCTCTCCTTGCCAGATCTCTACCTCGTAACCAGCGTCTACAATGTCCTGATGCTGCTTCGCAGTCTCGTCGGCCATGGCGTTGTAAGCGTCTTGTACCTCTGGGTCATTGGGAGTGTCTTGTAGGGCCTCGTATGCGTCTGCAATCTTTGATGCATTATCTACGTCTACAGCCTCAATCTTAACGCCCTCTGGCTCAACAATATTATTCTTCTCCTTGTAGGTCTTGGATATCTCTACAGTCTCTGGGTTTGGTTCGTTGAATAACCGCTTTCCAGCAGGTATTGCTACTTTTTCTTTACCTTCTTCGGTAACGACTTCAGGTTCTGGTTGGGGTTTTCCTTCGACCACTTCTTCGCCAACTCTGGCTTCTGACTGTACAGGTACTTCACTTGTTGTTTGCTCTTGAACGGCATTTGATATATCTATTAGTTCGTTATCAATAGTTGCTATACGCTTCTTTTGTTTGTTTACCAATGAAGGATCTTTTCCTTCGATTTGTTGTGTTAACTTTCTTTTTTCTGATAATAGGGAAAATGCGTCAAATTGTTGTTTTTTACCTAGACCCTCTGGCATCATTTTCAATGTAGATAAGAAATCAGACATATCACTCTTTTTCTTTTCACCCTCCTCTTTTGTCATTTTACCAGATAGAACTGCGGTGTTTATATTTGCCAGGTACAACTTTGACATCACTGGGTCAGAGGCAAACTTTACAGATTTTTCAAATTTGTTTATACCACGTTGATACTGCGCCTCAGATACGAAATTGGTGGCACCACCGAGAATAAATCCTCCAGCACCTTCCATTGCGGCGCTGTACGACATTTTGTCAATGAACTCCTTACTTCCCCAATCTTCATTCTTGAATATATCCTTACCCTTTATTTCGTTTACGATGTCTTCAATGGCAATGTCTGAGGCATATTGAATCGCCCCGGTTTCCGCCTCTGACAATACGGACCCAGCTGTTCTGCCTAGGTATCGGCCTGCTACGTTGTTTATTTCAAGAGTTACTAACTTCTTAACCCCCTCGTACCCCTGCTTTGGTAGAACCTTTTTCAGAACGTTAAATGTCACCGTGTTTACTATGTTTCCCCCTTTGACAACGGCGTTTGAAAAACCAAGCTTCTCTAATAATGCCTGAGCATATGACGCAGTCCATACGTAGGCATATTTTTCGTTTTCTGACATATCCTTTGCCATTGGAGAGGAATCCACTTTCTCTTTATAGGACGGGGCCATTGAAAACGTTAATGCCAATTCGCTAACAGGTGCCAACAGGGCAGGAAGGGTTTCTGCAACAGAAAGACCCGCTTGACCTAGGAATGGCAAGTCCTCAATATACTCAGGTGATACATCACCAAGATATTCTTTCAGGTTCTGCTTTCCGTATTCTTGAAGGCCCTTTAAAAAACCCACAGATGTATAATCCTGTGACGCTGTAGCGCCAGTAATGAGTGCCTCTAGGGCACCAACAATGATATTTGACCCACCCTTTAACAGGGCGTTTTTTACGGCATCCAAGGCTCCCCCCTCATCTTTTGACAGCTTTGCCCTTTCGGCTGCGGCCATTTTTAGTGCACCACTTGTAAGGTCCATGGACTTTACAATTGCACCTTTTTTTAACTCAAACTGATTCGATAAGTCTTCTAGTTCTAACACAATTGCGTCATGCCTAGCCCTTTCGTCCGCTGTAATTGCGGTGCTCTGAGATTTTATCGATATTTTATTTGCCTCCTCTGATAGTTTTTTTCTTGCGTCATTTATAACGTTTAGCTCATTACTTCCAATTGCTACATTTTTGTTTGCCTGCTTGACTATGTATTCACCAATTTGGTTATCATACATCCTTCTAAACTGCTGCTCCTCTTCCGGGGCTAATCCCCCCTCCATTAGTTGCAAGAACCTTTCTGGGGTAAACTTTTTCTCTTTACCCTTAGACCTATCATACATAAACTGCTGCAGAGGGACTGCATATAATGGGTTTTCAAGTTGATCGGATGGGAATTCCTGCTTGTCCCCCTCGTCAGATATAACCTCTATATTATCAGCTAAACCAAGTCCGCTGCCTTTTTTCTTAAATGTAAAACCTAGCGATCCGTATTGGTCGTTTAAAAAATCTATTCTTTGATTATTTGGAATCTCAGATATCTTCTCTGTGTCTACGGCTGCTTTTAAGAAAAATGATGGGTCTCTAGCGTCTATGAATGCTTGAAGATTCCTTTTTGCCCTTTCCTCACTTGTCTCTGCCTTTAACTTACCGAGTTCTGAGGACTTGAATAGGCTGGCCTCTACGTTTTTCATGACCTCCTTCTTCTTTTCCTCACTACCTGGAAGATCTAGAAACGAGCTATACCCTGCTTCTTGTGGAGATGCAGGTTGTTTTACATTTGGAATAATCTCCGGAGAGGTAATGTCATAACTTTTTCTTACAGAAGGCGCCGAAGGCCCAGCTTTCGGCGTCTCTCCAGAAACCGAAAAAATATCTTTTTGAGCCCCTTGAGAAAGAGACTCCGTACTTTTTTTTTTAAATCCGTATGCCTCGTCAAAGTCGTCAATAGACTTAACGTCATACTCAGGTGCGATTACTTCCTTAAAGAACAATTGCCTCTTCTTAGGGTCGGCCAAATATTTCTTAAAGTCGTCAATCGAACCTACTTCGTATGACTTGGATACTTCTGAGTAAAGAGCGTCTATTTTATTTGGCATGTTTATGTTCCTGGTAATTTTTTCTTTTGAGTTGTACTTGTATTAGGCCTATAAGATTGACCCGATCTAACATAACTTTGGTTATAGTCCTGTGGTAATATACCTTGGTTCCATGCCTCGTTCTTATCTACAGACTGTGATTTTGCAAGTATGTCAGCAAATACACTTCTAATTTGAGATGCATTTACAGTTCTAGTAACAACAGCTTTACTTGGCCTTGGACGTTCTCCCGCTGCCTTCTGTTTTTCAGTAGGCTCGGAGTATCCATAAGTATAAAATCTGTATTTACCATCACTGCCCCGTTCTACTTTTTCTACAAAAGAGTTCGGCTCTCCAGGGAGCGCTCTAGACTTTAATATAGCGTTTGCAAAAACTGGATCTTCTGCAGCAAACGATGCGTAATCCATTATCAAGTTAGGAGTTTTAGCCCCTCCACTTCCTCCATCTCCGCCGCTACCACTAGCTGCTTTAATAGGTTCTGGCTGTTCTCTGAGCTTTTCTACCTCTGCATCAACCTGTCTTTCAACTACAGTCTGAGCGGCCTTTAACTGCTCTGGAGTTAGCTTAGGAGTAGCGATACCATTTGGCCCCATGACCAACTGAATACCCTTTCCTGCAGGGATATTCTTCTTCTGTTGCTCAGTCTCGTAGAACTCGTAATCTCCAACGTAGTCAGACAATATACTTGCTGCTGATCTTGGATTCTTTAACAAAGAAGCTGCAAAGTTTTCTTTTGCCTTTGTGTATGCAGGGTTCAACTGAGCAGACTTGGTCCAGAAGTTTTTGTACCTAGGGTCGCTTGGATCGTATCCCGTAACTGCACCTAGGTTCTTTGTAAAGCCAGCAACCTGACCCAACAAGTCCACCTTCTCTGGTGTCTGATTCTCTGGGTTAAGCATAGACATAAAGTCAACAACCATTCCGGTGTTTGGATCAGACAAAACTATTGAGCCACTTTGGTCTACTACAAAGTTCTTGCCTGACAGGTCTGATAAACCTGCCTGTTTTTCAAGCATGTATGCCCCAAGAGCTGACGCCTTTGGGTCGTTCAAGTACTCTGTATTTTTAGTTATAATATCGTTGTAAGACTTAGCGAAGTCGCCTACTAGCTTCCAGTCACCAGACATCTTTCCAACACGGGCCTTGTACTCGGTAGGAGTAATCCTTCCGGCCATCAATTCCTTCTTGAGGTCTAACGTATTAGCCCTTACACGGTCAGCGCCCTGTAGAATCTTCTCGTTAAATACGTTTGACTGCCCGGGTTTGTACTGCTTTGATGCAGATACTAGATCATCAGCAGACTTCTCAAGAGACGCACGCTGTTCCTCACGATCTTTTTGTATCGTATTGTATCCAGTAATAGCCTTGTCAGCTATTCCCGCCCAATCAATGGCATCGGCTCTTCCTTGATAACCTAAGTATTCTGCCATGGTTAATCTATAAAGCTAAAAGTTCCGTCTGAATTCATTCTCATATTTGCTGGGTTAACTCTTCTAGACCCTCCCATTACTCCCGCTGGATATGACAATCCAGGGGCTGGAGTATAAGGCGCTTTGGGGACTACCGTCTTTGCTGTGCTTATGCCCATTGGTTTGATTGCGCTCAAGTCTGGAGCCTTTTTTTGCTCAGAATACAACGCTTGGTTTTCTGCAATAGACTCACCCATTGAAGTTAGTCCAGCGAATGCTCCAGAAATACCTTGGTTTACCTGTTGCTTATTTTGAAGTGCAGACATTTGGGCTCCATACAATTCGGAATCTCCCAAGTCAAACTCTCTCTCCATTCTTCGGCCCTCAATACCCTGTCTGTTCTGTGAACGGTAAAGGTCTCTGTTATACTCAGCCTGTTGAAGGTCAGCGGATAGCTCTTGGTTTGCTTGATTGCCAGCCTGTACCATTGATGGCACACCTCCGAGAACCCCAGCGGCTCCAGTCTCTTGCAAGGCCTGTAGTCCAGAGGCTGCTTGCTGTTGAATACCCTGCTGTGCCAAGTCGTATCCCATTGTTGGGACTTGAAGACCAGCCGAGTAATCGGTCTCTGTTAAACCACGAAGACGTGACGCTGCTTCTTTAGCCGCTGCCTCGTCTTTCTTTCTTCTTTGGTTGGCAGAAATTGCCTGTCCAGCGCTTGCTGCGGCTCCTGCTGCTGCTATGATTGATGTTACTGCGGGCATTTTATAATGTTTTTATGAGCTCAGTACAACCAACGCTGCCCTGTTGAAAGCCACACTCAATAAACTTATTGATCAGTGGCTGGCTCTTCAAAGAAACATAAGCATACCTCGCTCCGTTTAGTTTCGCATATTCAGTCAATGTGTCAACTAAGAACATAATAGCTTGCTTCCTATCCTTGTCCTTGTAGTTGATGTTAGATACCACAAACTCTACCCACACTGCTTTAGAATTGGTAAAGTAAAGATACCCAGCGCAGATGTCAACACCGTCTTTTGATACGATAATGCCACCATTGCCATTGTCTGGCAAGAAGTCTTTGGCGGGAGGAGTCCATCTCCAATCATTCCACCACCCACAAAGGATGTTGTCATAATCGTCTTCTGAAAGAAACCTTGCCTGAAAACCCATTGCTACGCAAAGATAGCGAAGTTATGGGTAACTTTTAAATATCTGTGAAGAAATTGCAAATAATTCAACCGCATCTGAATCAGTGTTTGTCAGAGTGGTTTCCATGTAGTATCCCCTAGCTCCGTAAGACTCAGCAACGGCATTTTTAATTACATAGGCAAAGTCGTTAATATTTACAGCGTTTGCTGGAATATTGACAACTATCCTGTTTCCGATACTTGGGTCATTGATGATATCATCAACATTCCCGACCAACTTAATGACGCTGGTAATTGCATCTACAATGTACAATACGTCACCTCCACTTGGCGGGGACACTGTCGGGTCAAACACGCTTATTGAGTTTGGTATTTCAAAGTTGAAGTACACGCTAAGGTATCCTGTTCCGGGAGCAATTGTAGCCAGAGCTACTTTACCAATTCCCTGCGTAGATAGAGCCTTGAAGTCAATGGTGTTGGGGTTTCGCCTTACGTATGTAAAGTAACCACCCTCCTTCTCCTCGAAGTAGCTACTGGCCATTGACCCGGCGCTTAGATCCGTGATTACCGAAGCGCTCCACCTATGGTCAGAGTCATAAGACAGGGTCTTGAACATCTTGGTCTCAGCCGGAGCATCGTTCAATATAACGGTAATAGTCGATGGATCTGGAGACGAGGGTAGCAAAGGGTCCTTGTACCAGTTGTTTCTACGTGTGTTGGTATTGTGTTTCCACATCTCTCCGTTTTTGAACGTGTACATGAAGCTGTTCATGTGTTCCATCCACTCTGGGAAGTATGAGTGGAACGATGTCCACCCTTCGAGAGCCGGTGAGTATGTAAGAGTATAGTTAGCCATTATGCAAAGTTACGATATTAGCAGGCCTCTGTCAGCGTCCAAGCAGTTCCATTCCAGTAGTGTGCATTTGTCGGATCAGCCTGGTTCTTGTAATATCCAGATGGTGCCACGACAGTGCCAGAAGAGTTCATGTACAATGTTCCGCTAGTTCCTACAGTACCATTAGTCCAGTAAGAGTAGTAGTTAGGAGAAGCACAAACACCAGCCTTACTACCTGCGTCGGTCAAGAATACCTCTGTGAGAGCGGGCACCGTACCAGTACACGTTGCACAGCTTGCGAATGTCACGATAGTTGTTGGTATGTTGAAGCTAGTTGCTATTGGAAGAACGGCAGCTCCTACAGTCCAGCAGTTACCATCAGTGGTCTTTAGCTTGGTTCCAGAAGCAACAACACGAACTACAGCATCGTAAAGGACGGCGCTGTATGTACTATTACATAGAACAGAGGTGTAGTAGTTTCCGGCTGGAGGTGTCGGAGGTGTTGGAGGCGTTGAGCCGCAGTTGAATACCGCAGTGACAACCCCGTCATCGCTGATCTGAATTGCCTGATTATTATTGATAGCATACCATAAGTTATTTCCGTCAAAAGTATTTCCGCCTCTGGACTGTATGTAAACCGTATCACCAAGTATTGGGTACGTGTAGTATCCATTGTGGTAAAGGGTCACCCAAACTTCTGGAACCAGTGCACATGCAGCAGCGGCAGTAGCCTGATCGTCTACATTGATTTGGAATGCAGTTGCCGGAACATCTATCTGAACAGCCGAAATGTTAATTGTAGTGTTAGGTCCAGTTCCAAAACAGTTCGTAGCATTAAATGTAGCCTTGTACTGTCCCTGTCCTTCTGTAATTCCAGACAATACCCCACTTGTGCTATCGAATGTAATGCCAAATGGTAAAGACGTTTCGCCACAAGACCCATTGGCCTCGAGCGTAGCATCGGCAGATCCAGACAACTTTGTTACAGTTCCAGCTGTAAAGCACCTTGAACTTGTCTCGTATGCAGACACAGGGAATGTCTCGTAGTATCCGGTCTCGCAGTTTGATCCGTAGAACACAGCGCCATCAATACCACCATAGAATGTAAAGCTTGTGCATGTGGTAATTAAGCCGTAGCTTGTCGGATTGTTTGTAGCGGAAACCTTGATAGATACAGAAGAACCTATTCCAATCTCAATGTCAGACATTGTAACGATTGGAGAGAATGTCTCAGCGCAAATACAAGACCCAACCTCTGTGATGACACCAGACGATGTGATGAATGCGTAAGACGTGCCAAACTTGTGATATGCATTTCCTCCGTTGTAAACAGTTGTTCCGGTAGACTCGTTGTAAACTACAACACCAACCGTAGGAGTAGCCGAAGGCCCGTTGTGATACTTAACAGTGGCCGGCGTCTGAGCACAAACATTAGCCAATGTGCCATTGGCAGTGTCGATTGTTACGGTATTCAAACTCGCACACGCAGTAACAACGCTCCATCCATTTGATGATAGTGGAGAGTAAACGGTCAGTGTTGGGTTACCGGCTTGAGTCTTGGTAAACTTCAAAGTCCCTGTGCTATTGTTTACAAGGCCATCATATGGAGACACCAACTTAATGTCGCTAGCAGCAACGCCAGCCGCTATCAGTGCATTATAGTTAGCAGAACTATTAAGTCCAACATATCCACTATCTGCAACTACGCCACCATTCAATGTGACAACAAACCGGTCAGGTGTAGACTGAGCGTCATAGTTAAATGTAATATTTCCATTTGCTGAGCTAGTTGTTACTATGGTCTCAGAGGTCAATGCAGTTCCAGAATAAGATGCGGTAGCTCCGCACGCTATAGTGTTCCTATAGTCCCAAAGCAAGTACAAGTACTGCTCATTAGATGGTGTAAGATACGTGAACGTTCCGCTATACTCAGAACCAGCAAGTGTCATTGTGACGGGAGTCGCAAGAGACAGCATTGTCAAGTAGTCTGCATTTGTGTACTGTGTATTAGACACCAAGTAGTAAGCCTTGTTTCCAAGTCCCGGTAGGAATGGGGTTGCCGGAATTCCAGATGGACTAGTAGTGGTGGTATATGCATACAATGTCACTGTATCTCCAGGGTTTGGAACGCCGTCGGTCCCTCCAGGGGCTCCAAAGGTATTAAACAAGCTGACCGGGGCCGGAGTGAATGACGTATCGGTAAACTCGTACCCAAGTGTACCAGAGCTGCTGTAGTTGTACTTCTGTGTGCTGACAGTACCACTGTCTCCGCTTCCGCCAATAACTACGCTTCCTCTTCTTACAAGTTGCTTCCCTGTCTGAATTATAGTAAACGTAACTACATTTCCACATGAGGCGGTAATTGTAAGAACGGCGCTCCTTGTTACTAATGTATTGTTTGTGGCTATGTCTGCCATCACGTCTTGATCCCCTGTTCCACTTGATGGAGACACGGTCATCCATACAGGCATCCCAGTGATAACCCATCCTGAGTTAGACTGGATATCAAATATGTTTACGGGGTTTGTGAGTACCTCATTTGGTACAGTTACCGATAGGGGAGATATGGATAATTGACAAGGACTAGATGTAACATCGTTTGAGGTTAGCACGTACATCTGACTGTACGGATCTAGAACTCCGATCTTTTGTTTGTTGGTTCCGGAAATAAATAAATCTCTGAACCAGTCCTTCATCCCCTGGATGGAAATCTCTCCTAGGTCGTTTCCAGATATGGTCAAAACAACTCCACGCCTTGCATCGGTAAAGAACATGTCATTACCCCAAGTAGCGAAGCTCTCTGGGTTTAGACTGATGCCATACTCACCAACGAAGGAGATCTGCGTTCCTAATACCTCTGGTATGCTAGCGATAGCTCCACCACCAGTAGAGTCGCTTAGCAAGTTCTTTCCGTAAAGAACGGTAGATATCTTGTCCTCTTGGAATACGATCAAGTTTGTGTCACGAGCGTACAGCTTTTGGATGCTTCCAAAGAACCGGTCAACGTACTTGAAGTTGGCCGTGGACAGGTTAAACTCGTTCAATCTATTTGTGCCCGTGTCCTGTCTGAACACACCACTGTAAGTTAGTCCGTGTGGAACACGCTCCTGCTCATAATTCTCAATCGTAGAAGAAACACGTGGACTGTAATGCATGTACGATCCGTTAAAGTCATCACGAATACGATCGCTCTCAACACCATTTCTAAAGCAGTATGCATTATATACATTTACCAAGTCTACTACTGCAGGTTTACGTATGGTTCCCGCTGTGTCTCTAGATTGGTTTTGACCATTTGTTCCAGAGTGTAGCCCATTGGTAACCGCGAATGTCTCTGTCTCGTGGTATATGTCAATGTCAGTATTCTTTGGCTGTGTCTCAATTATTGTTTTGTTCTTTGTTTGAGTAATAGTACAATCAACAGTCAGTACAGCTCTAAGACACTTGGGAAAGTTACCGTTTTTAAATTCATCGCTATTTGCATCTGCATGACCACGAATAAACATCCTAATGTCCCCATTGTCTGTTTGAGTCACTACGGTTAAACTTTGGCCGCCAGACTGAAGAAAACCATAACTACTACATCTCCTAAAAAATACAGTTGTCGGCCCTTGGTTTTGATTTCGAGCTGTCATCACGAACTTTTCGTAGATAGCATCTTCAAAGAACCACTCCTCTATATTTATGTAATCCCTTGAAGATATAAATATTTGCTCTGGCTGCCCTTCGCCTCCAGAAACTTTTGTCTCGTTTATTTTAATCGTAATGACAGCTCCACCATTGATTTCAGTTGGAGTTCTAGGCACAATGGCAACTCCACCAAATCCATCACTAGCCCCTGCAAACACCAATGGACCTCCAAATACGGTTTGACCATTAGAGTCGCCCCATCTAGCCCTTTGATTTATTCTCCAGGAGTCCCCGATAGTGTGCCCGGTACTCTTGTCAAATCTTATTGTACAAATATTTACTATTGGGTTTGAAGTTGACAGGACTTGGTTTGCCGCTGTTATTGGTACATTCTGAGCAATTACGCCACTGGGTATGTCCTTTGATAAAACGTAGAACTTAAAGGTATCTATACCCGCTGCTGTCCTTCCGTCTATTTCAATGTATATACGCCTGTCGTGTGGAACTGTAGTAGACTTTAAAACAGTAGCTAATCCATTGTATCCAGTCCCATAAAATATAGGGTCTTCAGAAAAAGAATGTGAAGAAATAATTGGGTCTATCGTCCCGGCACTCGTAATACAGTCATTACCATTAAAGTACTTAGACGTTCTGGCAGAGTTGGCACCAAAGCTTGTTGTCTTGTTTATTAATAAATTTGTTGGAGAAAAAGCAACATTACCATCTGTCTTAACCTTCATGTACACACCAGATATCTGAGTCTTTTTGTTATTTAAAAAGTCCTTTTCTTTTACACTTACATCAAGTACTTTAAACTCTGTATTGCTATACGTAATTCCATTTGGATTAACCTTGAATACGATATAGTCATTGGCGTGAACCTTGTCCACGTCAGACTCGTTAATCATAAAGTATGTGTATATTCCGTCAGTATAAAAAATGTTTGGGAATATAGTGTAGTACTGTCCCTTTGCTTGCTTTACAAATACCCTATACTTGGTGGCAAATGCGGGGGCCTCACTTATTATGTTAACCTTTAAGTAATTGCTTGTATCTGAGTTTACCGATGAAATGCTTGCCGTGTTTGTAGTAGATGTCAATACGGTGCTCATTCTACCGTAGTCGTCCATGTAGGATATGCCAACCTCGTAGTCCCTATCAGAGTGAAGTGTTTTAATTGGCTTATTGACATTGTCGGCAATCCTAGCCTCGCTAACAACACTTACAGAATAATTTGGTATAATTCCCTTTCCAGTTATGGATACAATGTTGTAGAACTGAGTATAGTTTCCGTAGATAATGCGGCTTCCGATTAGCTCTTGTGCCTTTGCCTTTAATGGAACGTTGTCAAATAGTCTTGTTAATTGGTTCGAAGGTAATACGCCATATACTTTGTTGTTTGAAAACCCAGAAAATGTAGCAGTGGTTCCAGAGAATGAAACTCCTTGGATATTGTTCAATACCAAGTCAGCCCTTACCAAGTTCTCAATTACGTTAACATTAGTGCTAGATGCGTCCTTGAATAACAACTGTATCTCTTTGATATTTGACCCGCCAATAGAAAAAGAAATATCTACAAGGTTATACGTGTTCTGCATTGACTTATTGACACCGGTTCCATAGTCAAATGTGAATATACTTGGCTCAAATCCAACTACAGAGAACGGAGAGAAAGAAGAGTACTCGTTGTTCATGTACTTGTACCTGTATGCAAAGTACAAGAACTTGTCCTTGATGTTGTTTGATGCGTTAGAATCAATTCTAAGGCCCAATGTAGGTGCTTCCAGTGGTGGCTTTACAATTACATTGATAGCTTCTTCTGTAAAGTTGTTATAAGCGTAGAACGCCTTGGTGTCAACTCTCCTCGGTGGGTTTAAGTTGTCTGTCCAAAATAACAGATCACTGATGTAGTTTACGCCTGTGATCAGGTAGTCTGCATTGAAGTTCAATACGTTATTAGAACCAGCCCTAGTGTCCATTGCAATAATGGATGTAAGACCTGTCTGTGAGTTATACGATGCAATGATATTGCCCGTTACGGCCTTTACAAACCAGAATATCAAGAATTCAGCAGGCACTGCTATAGAACCAATTGTCTTTGCTCCGGCCAAACTGAAAGCACTTCCAGAGAAGGTTGTTGCAGCGGCAGCTAGACCACTCACCTGTGTATTACCTAGCTCGTTAGCCACGGCGCCCACACCGGCATCCTCAGAGGTTCCTACGGTTACGTTCAGAGCGTCACGGTACTGCCCGTTTGGAACTAGACGTTCGTCTAGATCCTTGTTCATTATTCCAGATACTAGGCTTCTTGTTATTTGCATTATTTAATCCAGTTAGATTGATTCCGTAATACCATCAATAATCTTCCAGAGTGCAAGTTGCTCATTCTGATCTTGGCGTTACGAAGGAGGGCTGACTTTTCTTCTCTTGCTCTACGAATAACATACTCCTGCACACCAACACGGTTGTTCAATATAGCCCACTTAATATAACTGTACATGAAGTCCTCGGCAAACTTGTTCACCCTAACTAAAGAGTCGTCACCGTTCTCAAGACCATCGGAGATGTACTCCATCACCAATAACTGGTCAGACATCTGAGAACTGAAGTTGATCACGCCAGACCCTTGATCGATTCTGAAGTTAGGATTAGCGTTAGCTGTCTCTCCGTTCAGACCAAAGTATCCGCCCAAGTCGTAGTTGAAGTACCAATAACCATCTACATACCATCCCCATCTGCCATTGGCCCAAGCGTCTCCGCTGAACAATGCCCTTGGGTAGCCTTGGATTCTCTTCATGTCAAGCTCAGACGTGCCTGTAATCACCTCTCCGTTCATGTCGTAAAGGATATTGTCAGATGAGTCTCTTAGATATGTCTGTGCGTAGTTCACAGCCTTGCTCTCAAATAATGGGAATAGAACCCCTTCGCTCTCTAGTGAGATACGAACATAGTTTACGTAGTCTGGAGGTAGTATCAACTTAAGGTCCGGGCCAATTCTAAACTCTAGCACACGCACATTTCTGGCCGCATCATAGTTCAACTCCTGGATCGCACGCTTGGCGTAGAATAACACATTGTACCTTTTCACGGTACCGATCAGCTTGTCGTCACCAACATACATTAGCATGAAGTTATTCACTACATCAGCTAGGCTGACATACTGGTACTCCCCGTTGTTGTTGGGGTCTGAGTAGTATTGTTGGTTACTTATGTATGCCATTATGATTGCTTAGTTTGTTCTGTGTTTTCCCCGGCCATGGCAAATTGAACTACATCGTTCTCACGGATATTTACACCAGCGTATGAAAGGATCTTGAAAACTAGGTCGTTTTGTGCGCTTTGCGGAAGCTCAAAGTCTTGATAATCACCAGCTGACTGGTTGAATATAGGCGACCCTGACACGACAGAGTATGTCCACTTAGGATCAACAGGATAGCGAACGTACAAAGTACTGACATTGGTTTGGATTGTGGTCGGATATACATAAAAGAATTGTTCCTTTGTATAGTACGCCGGGTACGATACGTTTGGAGTCGTCAAGTTTGACGAGATAAGGTTCATGATTTTTGTCTGAGCCACGTACTCAATCTCTTTGTTACCGTAAAGTAGCACGTTAACAAAATAAGAATCAGCAGGTGCAGGAAAAGCGCCGGCACCAGAATTATACGTAAGAGTCGCCTGATCACTAAAGGTGTCAATGGTCTCTGAGATTTGTTTTTGTATGTCTGAGTATCCATCGTTCGCTAGTCTAGAGTTTCTTTTATTAACCCAGTTTGTATAATCGTAAAAGTATTGTTCAAATATCTCTAGTTGAGCCTGCTTGGCAAACAAGTTGAACTCATCCGGTGTAATATAACCGTTGTTATCCTTGTTTATGATAGCCATAACAGTATTTCTAACCGTGTTAATCATGTTCTCACAAAGATAACAAAAAAAGGCCACCCCTCTCGAGATGGCCTTAGTTTTAAATAGTCTTAATGTTTACGCTACAGCAATTCCACTAACTGCGTATGGAAGGCTTGATACAGTGTATGCAACATAAGTCCAAGAAGTCTGCAAAGCTTCAACTACGGCCCTTTGAATTGCGTCACGCTGTGTTTCGTCTCCTGCACCAGCAGTAGCATGTGTAAGTGTAACCACTTTACCGCCACCATAAGTGACAGTAACTGTAGTTGTAGAGGCTTGTTCAATCAAAATGATTCCTGTAGCCTGAACTAGCTGATTTTGTTCGCTAGTAACTGGGATGCTTAAAAATTTTTCCATACAACAAATATACGTATAATTACGATAACTTAGATTTCACCATTTCCAATACCTCTTTTCCTTCGGCAGACTCTAAGTATGCAGTAAGAACATACACAGCGTCTTCACCCTGCTGCACATTCATCAACTTACGCTTGTTTCCGGTCATATTAAACCAGATCTCACGGTTATTGTTACGCATACCAAATAAGCCCTCAGAAAGTGCCTTGGAGGCCAAAGCTGTCTCGGTCAAAGATGGGTCGTTCAACATCTCTAGTAACTGAGTAGGATACTCTCTTGCATATAACAAGATGTCTCTCTTTAACTCTGGAGTGGTCATCGTGTCAACAACGGGGCCCCAAACCAATCTAGCTACAGCTAACATGGTATCTAGGTCCATATTTCTAGCAGCGATCTGAGCGTCTAGCTCTACATTCATGTCCTCAATGTCCATCATAGCCTCTTTCTCTGGATTCAACTCCATAAAGATCTGTCCCTTCAATGGATGGATATCCAAGAACTGTGACAATAGAGGGTTGTTTGCTGGAACCATTAATACTCCATCCTCGAAGATAACTGGCTCAACAATTGCGTTGTCGTCCTGTTCATCTTCAAATACAGACTTTTGGTTTCTTGCGTAGCGTAGTGCACGGTTAGTCTTTCCATCAAAGTGGAGCAGTGCGAACCTTCTGGTGTTGCGTGATGGCAACACATAGGTTAATGGAGTTGTGTCGGAGGTAAGGACAAATATCCTGTCCTTAAGCTCATTTGTAGATTTTATCATAAGTAGATTTAATTGTTGGTACAAATATAAACAAAAAGGGTGAGTACATTGTACCCACCCCTTATGTGTGATAACCTATTTAAGATTAGGCAGTCTTGAACAAGAAGAAGTTGTTCGCTCCCAAGGTGCACAATGCACGCTCAGACAAGAAACTAACTTTCATTGCATCCAAGTCACTAGTAGCAGCGCCACCAGCAGAACCTGTAACCCAAGTCTTGTATCTGCGATTCTCAGTTTCGCTAGCACGGTAGCGAACGTGCAAGAATGGACGCTTAGCGTTCTTACCCATAACTTGATCGTAAACAGTAGTTGAACCAGCAGGTACTAATACACCGTTGATTTCACCACCAGTGATACCACCACGAAGAGCAGCATCGTTTAAGTATTTCCAATCAGTCTTGTAGAACTCATATCCACGCTTAAATCCAGAGAAACCTAAAGTCAAGGCCATTTTCTCATCGTTATTGAACAAACCGTAGCTAGTTCCACCAGCACCGTAGCTGTTTTGAGCAGCCAACATATCATCGATATCGAAGCTGAAGTTACGGTTCAAGAACAATACGTTCTCTTGGATAGCACCTTGCTTATCCAAACGTTGGATGATAGCATCGAAGTCAGCCAAAGTACTTGGGTTTCCACCAGCCCAAACGTTTCCACGTTGGTTAACTGTGTAGAACAAACCTTTTGTACCAGCTGCAGTAGTACCTGGAGGGTTAGGAGACAAGTAGCTAAGAGCACCAGAAGATGCTTCAGCAGGAACACCTTCTACCATGGCCATTTCCATGTAGTCTTCGAAACGCAAACGAGTTTCGTGCTCAGACTTGATGTACCACAAGTAACCAGTAGCACCATTTTCAGTAGAAACTTCTACCCATCCGATCTGAGCCATGTCAGAACCAGATACTTCGTAGTTGTCCTTGATGATGATAGGCTTGTTGTCAAAGAAAGTATCTTGAGCTTCCAAAGAACCTTCCATACCAGCGCTACCTTTTCTGAATTCAGAACCGTAAACGAATGCAGTAGATGCAGTAGAAATAGCAATTGTCTGACCACCAGTAGCGTAGTAAGCTACAGCGAATGTCAACGGAGCGCTACCGCCCACGTTTACTGCAGTGATGATAGCCTTGTCGCTAGCAGTACCAGAGTTGTTAGACAAGAATACAGTTTGACCAACACGGAAGTTACATGCGGTAATACCAGCATCAGCAACAGTCCATGTAGCAGTGCTTGAACCTGCGGCAGCACCAGAAGTACAGCTTGCATACTTAGTGTGCAAACGACCTTGTTCTGCCCATTTGATAAGGTCAGAGTTAGAAGGCATCTCAGCTCCTACTTGACGTAAGAAAGATGCGATAGAGCGATTACCATAACGCTCGAATTCTTTCTCGTAGGTATCAGGAAGATACTGGTTTAAGAAATCGAAGTTGGTAATGTAGTTAGAAGGCAATGTTGCCTTAACGGATGAGGGGGTTATAGCAAACCCGGGACTCACTTGAACTGATCCAGCCATAGTTTTGTTTGTTTAGTTTTTTTGTTTAGTTACGTGTTTTTATGCGTAGTCCAGAACCGTGGTCATTGTCAAGTGCTGTTACTTTGAATCCACCTGTCGCTGTAGGCTGCGGCGTCTGTCTGATATCCATCTGGATATTCTTGGACTCCTTGCTTACTTGATCGATGGCAGAAGCTTTCCCTTGTTCATAAAAGAACTTGGCGAAGCTATCTGGGTTCATTGCAACGGCAATTGCTTTGTGGTATGCTTCAGCATTTTTAATGAATCCATTCTCATCTAAGAACGAACCAATAAACTGGCTGACATCAGACTGAGCTTTCTTCATTTGTTCTGAGTTGCTAGGTTTGAAAGATACATCACCCTCACCGACATTGAATTCAAAACCTTTGAACTTGTCGTTGAAAACTTCTTCTGTCTTCTTTGCAAAGAACTCTGAGCGCTCCATCTGTTGCTTTTGCATTTCCTCGGTCTCTTTGGAATACTTCTTGAAAGCCTCGTAGTTACCTTTTTCATTTTCCGGAACAAAGCCTTCTCTTGACTCAAGAGGAATCTTGTACTGTTCTTTCTGTTTATTAAAGTACTCTTTGGCCTTGGCAAGATCTTTTTTCATTGCGATCTGTTTTGACTTCACCTCTTTGGCGTCGTCGTAGTCTTCGTTGTAAGCGTACCTGCTCTCGACCTCGAACTTGATGTCCTCATCGTCTAGGTCAGGATTGGTCTGCTTAAGATACTCGACTAACAAATCATTGGCGGGAATTTTATCGTAGTCCTTGTTAATTTGAACAAAGTCTTCGAATCCACGGCCTGTATCCTTCTTGAACTTCAAGAATGCGGACACGTCCTCTGGCAATTCCTCGGCCTCTTTTCTTGCGGAAAACAACTCATCTACAGAGTTGATCTCCTTGTTGTACCGATTTTTAAGATATGTAAGAACGTCTGTGTCTTCCAATTCTCTTGAGGTTTCCCCCGGAGTCTCTTCGACACTTTCTTTTTCAATCGTACCATCCGATCCCACCACTGTGGTCTCTACTGGCTTTTCTTCTGAAGAGATGCCTTGCTTCTCTTCGTGTTCTTTTAGCAGTTGTGCCTCGATTTCTTGAACGGATTTCTCCTCATCGAAAGAGACAGAACGCACTTTAAATTCGTTTGTCATATTAGATTTAATTATTTGGTCACAAATTTACGAATAAATGTGACACACTATTTTGGCTCAAATGACGCTAGGTCAAATCCATCAAGGGTGTCCTCATTACTCTCGAAGTCTACCGGTGGCAAGTTGTTTTTTCTTTGCTCGATCAACTTCGATTGCTGTGTATTTTGAAGAGAGACTCGTTTGTCCTTGGCCTCTTCCTTCATCTTGTCTTTCTCGGTCATCATCTGTGTGTCGACGCCCTTGAGCTGCATGTTCATCTGGAACTCTTGCTGCATAAGGCTTAACTTGATCTGTGCCTCTTGCTGCATTTTTTCTACGTCGAACTGAACCTCTGCTCTCTTGATCTCGATCTTGGACTGAGTCTCTGCTTGAATCTGCTGCATCTTGGCCTGAGCTGTAGCGTTAGCCGCCTCGATGTTAGCCTGTGACTGGAACTGAGAGATCTGCTGCTGCTTCTCCATCTCCTTCTTTTCTTTCTCCTTGCGCTTAACTTTAAGCAGTTGGTTAGCGAGCTTCAAGTTCTTAATCTCACGGATATCGATTGCATCCTCAAGACCGATCTGGTCTCTAGATAATGCCATCTGGATATTAGCCTCAAGCTGTTGCTTCTCTTCCTCGTCTGGAGATACTTCGATAAAGATACCAAAGTCATGCAAGTAAAGGTCCTTAATGCTCTCTAGGATCTGCACGTTATACTTTCCGATCTGGTTTGCGAACTCCTCACGGAAGTCAGCGTACTCTAAGATGTCGGATACACGTCCAGATACACAGGTAGACAACCTTCTTGTGATGAATAGAGCAGCGTCAAGGATGTGCCTAGTCGCAGTGTTTGAGTTAGCGGCAGCCAATTTCTGAACGCCAACTAGTGCATCAGATGATGGCATAGAACCGTCACGGGCCTCGTTGAGTCCTGTAACGTCCCTGATCATAGAAAGGTAATGGTTATATGTACCGATCAAGCTAGAAATCTTAGCCTGACCAGAATTAGAATTTAGTTCTTGAATTGGGACACGTGCATTGTTGAACTCACCGTCAGATGTGTAGCTTCTACCGATAACACTACCGGTCTGGAAGTACATGCGTAGAGCGTCCTCTGGGTTGTAAGCGGCACCATTGCCTAGGTCAACGTCAGTAAGTCCGTCAGCGTCGATGAATACACCATCTGGAACAATCTTAGTAAGTACCTGCTGAAGCTTAAGGTGAGTCATCTGAATCAGGTCAGCGAATGATATCATCCTGCGTACCAATGACTCAACAACGCCCTTGTACAAGCGTGGTGCACACATAACGTAGTTGGAGTATGCGTACTGAGACGCAGACTTTGGTCTTACCATGTTCTTGGAAAGCTCCCACTTGATCAGGTAGTTCGATCCCATCACAAGGATACCCTCGTACCAAACGTCGATCCTCTTCTCTACCTTCTCGAATCTGTCCTCTGGAGTTGATTCTGGGTTAAAGCTCTCGTCCTTGCGGATAACACGCTCTCCTCCATTGTCCAAGAACTTCTTCTTGTATACGAATTTCTTGTCTGTCTTGTAGTTGAAATAAAGTAGCGTAACATTATCCTTGGCAAATATATCGTCTCTGTATGGACGCATGATACCATAGTAGTTGTACCAAGCTGAACCTAGATTAGAAATCTCGTTCATCTCTTCCTTGGTAATGTCAGGCTTAATCTTGATCAGCTCAGTAATCGGTACCTGCTTTACCTCACCATAGTAAAAGCAATCGTCAAATGTTGGTGACTCGGTGTAACTGTATACCAAGTTTGCCGGGTCAACGTACTCGACCTTAACACCTGCCCCGGGCAAAAAGCTGTGCTTTGCCCCACCCACACCCAGGACTGCCAAGTCGTAGTTGATTCGTTTTTTAGTGTCTGCATAGTTGTTCTGCTCTAGGATCGTGTTGATCGCCTCTTCTTCGGCAATCTCAATGCTAGGCTTGTAGTTTAATTGCATATAAAGCTGCAACTCCTCGTCGGTAGATGGCAAGTTCTCAACGTCAGTGTTGAAAGCGTCCACACCAAACTGCTCCTTTGTCTGGAGCAAGAAGTCCTTTGCAACCATGTCGCCCTCAATCATATCCTGGAACTGAGACCTCTTTTCAGCGGCCATCGCGTCCTGCGCAACGGCCTTTACGCTGAAGTTTCTGTCTGCCATCCCGTTAACAACTATGTCAACGAACTTGGGTATGATTGGGACCGGGGTCCAAGATAAGTTTAAGTACGATAGGTCTCCGTCGAATGACATCTCCTTCTTGTACTTCTCGACAGACTGCTCGCCACGAGCGTACAAACGCAGGCGGTGGAACTCTGTCCACTGGTTATAGAAACGACAAGAACCCGCATCTCTGCGAAACCATTCGTACTGGATAGCACTTCCTATCTTTAGGCCATACTCTTTTGAGGCCTTTTCGGCATCAGTGGCCAACTGAGTTGGGAAACTGCTTGGGCTTATTGCAATGGTTGGTTCTGTCATTATCTTATCAACTGGCTTTCGGAGCCTTTGTTATCGTATTGTGCAAATTTAACGCTTATTTTCGACTTCTGTACGGGCTTTAAATATAAGTGTTTTTGGTTAGCCATAATTGCAAGACCGGAACTGATAGAAGCATCGTGCTTTGTACGGTTATTGATGTCGAATCGAGCCCAGTCCTCAAGAGTTCTCGTGAACGGCATCACGCCCATCTCGTCCGACGGACGGTAAGTGCCCTCCATGTCGATACCAACGTGCTGCTCGATGTGACTCTCGATAGCCGATGCGTGAGCCTGCTTAATGTCCTCAGACGTGTTGGGTATCCCACCGATCTCTATCTCTGTCTTAGAGAGCTTGCTAGTGGCCTTGTCGGGCCTGTTCATTGCGAACGATCTGTATCCTCTGTTCTTAAAGTGGTAAAGTAGTCTTGGCTTGTTATTCTCCGCCAGCACCGGCATCCCGTAGAACACGCACGCCATCAGAACGTCCTCGAAGAATATCTCCGCCGTCTGTGGCCTTGCGATGTACTCTAGGAAGAATTGCATGCTAGGCCCGCTGTCCATGTGGAACTTGGTCATGCCGTGCAGTGACCCGTTAGATCCCCCACCGCCTACAGTACCAGAGATATCATAAGGATCGCATCCAAATGTTCCCATGTGCTCGTTGCCCGGTTTCTTCCTCCCGTTGATTTCGATGACATTGTTAGGCTTGTCAGGGAACCAAGCGATGTAGAACCTGCCGGTATTCTCCGGCGTCCACACAACCTCGCTGTCCTTCTCTCCGTTCTTCCAATGAAAGTTGCCACGGGTGATCATCTGGCCCTTTACCATAGAGTCATTGTAGTCGATCTGCTGGTATATCTTGGTCAGGTTGAATAATGACTGCTTACTCTCGTCACGGAATGCGTGTGACTCTGTGCGTGGGAACTGACGATAGAATTCGTTCAGTGCGTCTGCGTCAGACTTCAATGACTGTACCTCGTTGTCCCAGTAGTCCACAACGCTGTTAGATATCCATCCACCGTCTATCCCTCTGATCGGCTCTGCCGGCTTCTCAAGTACAGGCCATCCATGCTCGTCTATAAATCCCTCGAAGTTCCACTCCATTGGTATGAACAGCGAGTAAAGCCCACTCTTGGTCTGACCGTTCTGGCTTCGCTTCCTTGGGTCTGAGTCGTAGTATATGTCCTTGAAATTAGAACCACCCTTGTCGAGTGCGTTCGAGGTAGAACCCATCATGCACTTTCCAATGATCCTAGATCCAAGGCGTAGACATGTCTTTGTTACACGCCAGTTATTCTCAATATTATTTGGCGGCAACCATTTACCGCTCTCGTCATGAACTAGCAGCTTAAGCTTCTCTCCATCGTACGAGTTGTCTGCCGTGTTCTTCCAGTCAATAGACGTGTCAAGTCCCTCAATATCCTCCTCGTTCTTGTCCATGTTCTTGCGGGTGATCTTGGACGCCGGCACACGGAAACCTAGCTCCGTCTTTGGCTTGTCCATACCATCTTGCACGGGCTTGAAGAAGAATGGGTAGTTGTTGGATATAGGAACTACCTTCTCCGTGAACATCACCTTGGCATCGTTACCTGTCTTAGATAGTATACCTAGTCTTGCGTTCTTTGTGATGGTACCCATATTCACCAGCTCGGAAGAGCTCATAAAAGAGAATCCAGAGCGTCTGTTCTTGAGGTAGCACATGCCGAAGCATCGTGTGTCTGCCTTGCAGGCCTCCCAGAATATGAAGAATATGCGGTTAGACTCACGGAACTCTGGCAGACCGATATCGATCTTTGTCCACTGGAGGTACATGTAGTGTGTTCCGGTAATGTATGTCTTTTGCTTCTTGTTGAAGAACCAGTACCCGTTCTCTCTCCTGTCAAACTCGGTCTCGATGTAGTCGACCCACTTGCCCTTGAACTGGTTGTCGTACTTATTCCAGTCGAATATCGTCTTTAACTTAGACAGCTCCTTTGGGTACTCCTGCGGAGCCCACTTGCCGCCACGGTCGTCTATCTCCTTTGGGAATGGTAATGCTATCTTCAGGCCATTAATCTCGTAGACAGGGCCAATAGTCCCGTCCCTAGAGATAACAATGACATCATACTTTGGGTTGTACCCATACTCCCACGAGCCGGCCTTGTTCCCCTTTGCTACAACGTCCTTTGATATCGGATCCTTTATGACCTCGTACAGCCTGCTCATTTAGAGAATCTTTCTGCAAATCCTTTCTTGTTGTCGACAGATGCAGATACCTTGGCCTCCGGAGTCTCGATCATGGCACGCTCCTCCTGTATCCTCTTGAGGATATCGAATGCGTCCATAATGGCCAGCTTCTTGGTAGCCGCAGCGTTCTTCAGCTTGTCGGCAGACAGGTCCGTCTCAGAGTTGTTATTCAGTATCGGCTCCTTGGCCACGGCAATAAGCTCGTGTATCGCCTTCTCTGCGGCATCTATAATCTTCTCTTTGAATTCTTTCTCGGTCATAGCGCTACGCATATGTTTTTGCTAAACATCCGGTACAGCTTCTCTCCGTCCACTGTGAACGGGTACTCACTCTCCGGCTGGAAACTGATCGTGTCACCGTCCTTAAGTCCCTTAGAGTAAAGGTACTCGTTTCCGTACTTGAGGATCCCAACCAGCGGTTTCTCCATGTCAGTACTCTTGATGATAGTGGAGTTGTCATTCTCCAATGGCTTTACCATGCAGTACGGGTGAGGCGCCTTCCAGACATCCTCGTGCTTGTACAGGAAGAACTGGTCGAAGTCGATGAAGAAGGTCTTGTCCCTAAAATGTGAGGGTCCGTACTTCTCCTTTCCACGTACATCGAAGTACTTTCTGAAAACGTTATGGTGCACCATGAGTGTGTCACCGGGAACGATCTCCCCGATGTAACCGATCGGAGTGGCGATGACCGTAGCAAATCGATTGGTTGCCGTGTGGTCCTCCTTTGATGAGCTCAGTATGAGCCCGTAATCTGTTGTGCTGTCGTAAAGCTTGTCGCCAACAGGCTCTACCACAAAGTAGAGCGGTGATTTCATTTTATTTAAAAGTCTATATCGTATTCAATTGAGATCGGCATGTTGCTGTTGAAACTCTTCCAAAGCATCATACCAGAGGCATTCTTGATCCAGACGTGAACAGTGCCATCGTCCTTTAATAGCATGAGAGATATCTTGTACTCGCCACGCAATACGTCCTGACCAAGCACGTAGTGCATGGCATCTGACTTATAGTCCTGGCCTATAGATACCTTCCTTACGATCATAGAGCTACCCAGCCCGTAGACTTGTACTGGTAAGTACCTTCGGTCCCGTCTGTCTGATAAACTAGGCGTCCCAGTGCCGGAGATACAATAGCAAGTCTCTGTGCCTGCGTAACTTGAGGCGCACCTACCCCAAACGAGTAAATTGATACTGCGCTTACGGTCGTGTTATTTGTCACATCACCAGCGGGTGTGTTAGACATTAAAAGTTTCTCAGTGCCCACCAGTGCGGTGTCTACTGGATAAGTATTAATATTGGCCATCTTTTATTTCTCCTGTGTTTAGATCGATAACAACGTTACCGTACTTCTCTTGCAACTCGTTCTGCAACTTTGTCAACTCATCAGCAGCGTTCTCGATGTCAAAAATCACCATAGGCTTCTTGTTGTTCAAGCGAGACAAGTTTACTTCAATGTCAGCGATCTCTTCTTTCAGGTTCTTTACCCTTGAGCTTAAAGATCTGAGGTCTTCTAATTCTTGTGTTTCTAACGATTTCATTTAAGTACAAATCTAATGATAATAATTAACAATAACAAGGTACCGAAGGCAATTGCCAAAGATTTCCAGAACGGATCGTTCTTGTATGAGATAGTCGCCGGTAACTTGAAAGGGATCTTCGTAGTGATACGGACTGTGTCAGACTTACACTTGGTGTACACCTTGATGACATTGTCATGACGGATCACCTTGGTGTAGACAAAGCTGTCCTCCATCACAATCGTGTCGTAGCACGTGGTAAAGAAGCTATCTGTTAGCATCCTTTCCTTTGTTACAAACTGGGTATCATGAACTAGAACCGTGTCCCTACTCAAGAGTAGAGATGGGTCTTTCTTTATCGCACGCTTAAGGTGCCAATTGGCACTGCATGATGTTAAAAGAAGGATGGCGATAGCGTACTTAAGCATTACTTTTTCTTTTTCATTTTGGCAAACATCATCTTCTCTTTCGATTCGACTTTCTTGCCTTCTTTCTTTTCGTGCTTCATTTCAGCCTTCTTAGAGGTGTACTTTTCCATTCCACCGTACTCTGATATAGTTTTCTTTTTCATAGTCTTAACATTTCCATCTTTTACGTGCCTGTCTTAGGCGTGAGTTCGGGTCTGCAGCTGCCTTTGGGAAGTCTGCCATCTGACCAGCGCTACGAGCACAGAACGACTTGCGTCTTGCTGCGTCCTTGCTACCTGCTTTAACCTTTCCCGTTACAGCTGTCTTTAGCTTGCTTCCTGGGTTGGCCTTGCGATACGCCGCTACTCCCTTGGCGGTCATGCCTGCACCCTTGCTTGTTGGCAAGTAGTTGGCACCCTTTCCGGTGGTCGTCTTTGGTATTGGCTTATCCTTCGGCATTGTCTTTGTTAGCAAATTTATCGATGCTTGTAAATCCAAGGCACGCGATCACCACAAACTCGACAGCGGCTACTAGGTCCTTGCTAGGAGCAATGTCCTGCGGGCTCAAGCTGTTGTGTGCCATAGTTGCAAACAATACAAGTGCACCCACAATACCCACTACACGCTTAGACGAAATCTCGCCCTTGTCTCCCTTGAACATCTCCATCATCTTTTTCATGTGGCAAATTTAATTAATAAATACGATACAGATTGAAAAGGTCGCTGTGTATTGTGTTTGCCGGATTTACGGTAAGCCACTGTACGTTCACTTGCAGTGTGTTGCTAATCGTTGTATTAAATGTTGTGTTATTTTGGCTAAAGAATCCAACACTCTCTGGAGCATTACTAGCATTCTTGTTGAAGAAGAACGTGCCTGCGGTTGCAATTGACGCTGTTCCCGCAGAGCCAATAGCCCTGATGGTGAACGTAATGTACAGCTCCCAGTTTTTATTTGTTGTTGCAGGAAGAGTTATAGTTCCACTTGCTGCTAGGGTTACAGCCCCTGCCATTATCGTTATCGATATCTGCTCGTGATTGGCAGATGTTATTTGGCCAGACAAGTATGCATTAAAAGAGTCTCCAACTTGAAATCCATTTGCGGGGACTGTCAGAGTTCCTACACCGCCATCAATCAAGCTACCAGATGTTGTTACGGGTACGCTCTGCTCTGTCTGTGAGTAAAGACCTCCAGCATGTAGCAACGAGGTATTTACGCTTACCGTCACGTCTCCTGTGCCAGAGGCGGGAGATACTGTTATGTACGTCCCTGCGATGATCTTGTCGACCTTCGGCTTTCTTAGCATCTTTAGGATGTAGTCAATAGACTTGAGTACGTCCTGTAGATATTCGGAGTATTTGGTTGGCGGCCTAAACATTACTTCTTGGTTGACTTACCGTTTGAGCCTTGTCTTGCTCTGTTCTTCGACTTAGATTCTAACGTCATGCCCCCGTCCTTCTTGTGAGAAAGATCTTTCGAGATGGCTGACCGTTTACCGTAGATGCCTCGCTCACGGGCCTCAGCGTTCAGCTCAGCCCTGTACTTATTGCGTTCAGGTGTAGACTGGTACGCCTTCTCCTTGGAATAATCTCGGCCAGTAACTTTGTTACTACCCGGTCTAGTGTTTTTCCCTGTAATCTTTGCCATCTAAGTACTCTCCTATAACGTATGAAATTCCAATTGTAAAGGTAATGAATAATAACCCGAACAAGAATCCCTGTATCATCCTTGTCTGTTATAAGGTTTTGAGCTCTTGTGCTTGTTAGCATGCTTGGTGTGCCGGCGTAGTTTCCTGCGAGGCTTAGATCTAAACGTAGAGACGTTGCTCTTTACTTTTGCTGCCATAGGTACATTCTAAAATAGTCAAACTCTTCTTTTCCGCCCTCTTCAATATAATTGAGGTAAGCGTCATATGCTGGACCGGTCATTGGAACTTCTACGGTTGTCGTGTCTATACCGTTAGCGATCATCTTAGCTGCAAACATCTCAGATTTTTGCTCAGCTGCAACTACGGCCTCCTTCAGATCTGCCTTCTCCTGCTGCTTTTGTGCAACAAGTGCTGCACTTTTAGACTGTGCCATCTGTGTTACCTGTGATGCCATGCGAAGATTGTCTTGGATCTTGGCCATCATCATCTCGATATCGTCTACAGGAGGTCGATTTATCGCACCGACTGGAAACGCAATCTCGATAGCAATAACAAACGCAAATAAGGCGATTACAACGTACTTCATAGCTTTTTGACAGTATTTATAATCCTAAGCTCTGTTATTGCAGCAGATAGCGCTGAATCGCTTCTCTTGAGGGCGTAGGCCATCTTGTCTACCTTGATCTCCATAGCGTCGATCTTCTTGTTGGCCTTCTCGATCTGCTCTGTGTCACCAGATCTGAGGTCCACGTAAAGGTAACCGACTACTAGGAGCATGCAGAAAGCGACTGCAGCGATTGGATTCTTCTGAAATTCTGCGAAGCTTACTGGTAGTTTCATTTCTTTACAATTCCTTTCACATAGTATATGCTAGCGAGGATACCGGATACTATACCGATCAGCCCAACGATCATTGAGATGATGGGCTGCCATGCGGTTGCGAATGTGGCTACCGCCGATATTCCAGATATTGTGGCAAGTGTGTTAGCCGCTGAGTCAGTTTGATGGACCATTGCTTATTACACAGTAAGGTGACTCTGGAAACTTGGCACAATAGCCCTTAAGGTATAGGCTGTCATCACCCGAAAAAGTATGAATCCCCATCGGGTCGGGCCACACCTCAAACGGGGTAAACTCTGCGGGGGGTTCTGAATAAAACAAAATATCAACCGCCCACTTATCGCTTAAAACTGCGGGGGTTACTACCTCCATATCTTTGATGACTGCGGGGGTAATTGGTAAAAATCCTATCTCTACCACTGCACAATCAACCCAACTGGTGACTTCGTCTCCTGTTGGAGTTAGAGTGGTTTGTTCTATAAGTTTGCGAAGTGTTGCCCATTTTGTTGGGGTGAACTCGAATTTTGCGAAGGTTTTCATTTAGATAGTTGTTAAGGATGCAAGTTCTGCGTTGGTTAGGCGGGTTGGGAATAAAACGGCTTGGTTGACTTGACCTGATGTATTGACAGCCCCCGTAATTAATGCCCCCGAATATCCAAAATTTATACCAGTCAAACTATTAAGAGTAAAAGTTGCCGAACTTGTAAAAATTTGCACCCCATCCACATAGCCAACAATAGAACCACTTTGATATCCAATAGCCAACTTGTGCCTTCCCAAAGAAATTGCTGGGTATTCATCAACTACGGTTGTGCTTGAAGCCCTAACATAAAACCTTCCTAAAGTTGCATCCGTACCCATAAATATCCAATTGTTTGAAGAATTATCGCTAATGTTTATCCAAAAAGAATCAGTTGCCGTTGATTGTGTTCGTACAATTTCAGCAAAAATAGTTCCTTGCGTCTGCCCTATCAAACTACTAATACCCGTTTTGAAACAAGCATCCGCCACCCTTGTTGCGCTTGATGATGTGGTCTGAATTAGCGATGTGGCATAACTTGACGCTTCGATTTGAAATCCCCAAGCCAAAAAATCTGCGGTTAATGATGTTGCTGCAACTGCTTGATAAAGTAGAAAATTGGCTTCAATAGATGTGCCAGTAGTTGTAACTTGCAAATCGTATCTCGCCCATTCGGTTGTGAGCGTTACTGTATGATTATACCCCGTGCCATCGTAGGCAATTCCAATTGTGGGTGTCCCACTCAATGACTTTAACCAAACACTCCAAGTATATGTTTGTCCACTTGTAGCCCCAAGTGTTTGATAAACAATACTATAACTATTTGCAGTAGTAGTTCGTGCTAATTGTATACGGTCTGCGTTTTGTGTTCCATCAGGTGAAATACCATAATTTGCCGTTACAACGGGGACAGTTCCTCCAGAAGCATTTGCTTTTGTCCAAACCGCATTGTCAAACTGCTCCGAATAAGTCACCAAATTCGTACTCTGCTTTTCCAACAACAAACTAGGACACCCCCCGCCCCCATTTTGATAAGTAAGGCGTGGAACATTTAGGCGGTCGGTAGTGGGGAAATAAGGTTTTGCGGTGGAGCCGATGTTTAGTTGTGCGCCGTAAGCAAATACCCCGCTCGTTCCATCACCCGTGTACTGGGTTCCCGTGCCATCATTCATTTGTAAATTTCCGTAAATATATCCCGTGGTTGTGTTTAGGCGGTAAATTGAACACCTATACCATCCATTACCAACGCTTTCAATTGCAACTCCACCCAAGCCCGAAATTGATGCAGTCCCATTAATCAAATCAAATGTCCCTATGCTTACATCTGGTGTTTGTAAAGCAAGTGAAATTTTAGTCCTTTCACTCGCTTTTGCATAACAACTAAAAGTATAATCTTGACCTACTACGCTACCACTTGCAAAAATTTCTTGATAAACTTGATGGTACCCATTGCTTGTATTTTCAGTGATTTTTTCTGCGGTACTTGTCCCATTGGGGGCGGTTGTTGCATTGGTTGTTATTGTGGTATTTGCCAAAACCCACGGACTTACTCCGATTGTTTCCGATTGTTGCAACAAATTCCACGGACATACCTCTACCAACCCCGCAGAATTTACACGGGTTCCGTTGCTACTGCGCGTAAACGCCATATCAGCGCTTCCGTCAAGTGGTATTTCTGAATATACAATATCCTCTTTATATCCGCTCGGGATAAGGACCAAACTTGCTTTCTCTAATAGGTTACTCATTCTTGTCTCTTTTGATGTTTCTATTAACATGGCTGCACAGTGGGCGCAGATTTGTATAGTGATTCAAAGATAACACTTCTTCTGGACTTTTTGCCGTGCACAGTGGTACAATATGATCTATGTCCCATCCGTAGTTAAAGTCGCCATTGTACAGGCCCTTGTTGCCCCAATTCATCCAATTCTCGAACTGATCCTCGATGTATTCCTTAAATTCTGAGTAGCTGCAACCGAGTATCTCCTCTGTCTTCTTGCTCTTTGTGGTCCCATTCAGTGCCTTGATCAGTACCTTTCTCATCTGCACCTTTAACCTGTACACCGGGTCGATTTTAGCCCTGTCCTTCCCGTACTGGTTCCACTTTTCTTTATTGAGTTGGAAGTACTCTTTATTTCTTTGCCTAATAGATTCCGCATTGTCTATTACATATTGCTTCGTCTTGGCTATTATAGAGTCCCTGTTCAGAATGTAGTATTTTTTCGACTTTTCCGAAGACTTTCCTGGGTTATTTGCTCTGTCAAACTTACCCATCATGGCCTTGCATCCCCTGCAAATTTCTTGAATTCCACTAGCCCTAGTGGAGTGCACTCCAAAATTAGACAAGTCCTTAGCCTTACCGCACTTGGTGCATATCCTCAATAAATCTGTCGCTACATGACCGAAGTCATCGTACAGGTTTACAACGAAAGTTGTTGAATTGCTCGTGTGCTGCATGCAGAAGCTTCCTGGTAACCACCAGAGGCTGTGACACGTGATGAATATTGTGATGAAAGGTCGTAACCTGATAATTTGTTCAATGCACAGCCGACACCCTCTAGGTATCCACCCGCCGCTGTCACTCTTGACACGTAAAGGTTCATAATGTAGTTTGCCCCGTTGTAGCGAGGGTACATCGAACCGATAACGTTAGAGATGCTTATTTGCATTTTACCAGAGAGCTATGATTCCAGTTGCAGTAGTGCCAGTAGAGTATACCATTGTCACCTGTACAGGGAAAAATGTTCCACCGTTCACTCCTACGAATGTAATAAGATCACCGCCCACGGTCAATACCTTGAGGTCTCCAAAACCGCCAATGTATAGCACGCATCCGTTGTTGCTAGTTCCACCGGTAACGGATGGGATCTCTACGGTATCTGATGGGCTGACCGCTGCCGCTCTGCCCGCATTGAGTTTTAAATACATATCACAAAGATAAACAAAAATACCAGTCCTTTGGGGACTGGTATCTGTTCTTGAATAATCTTTTTTTACTTACCTTCAGTGATCTCACCAAACTCAATGTCGTTGAGGTTGTTGATCACCTCAAGTGCCTTTACTAGGTTCTGCACCTCTAATAGTCCGTAGCAACCTTTTGCGATTGCGATGTGTAACGCCTCGGCGATTACTTGTTTTGCTGTATTTGATTCCATAAGTTTTATGCTTCTGCTGGTGCCCAAGGCAATGGGGCTGATACTGGGCTAACCGGAGGGTTTGCTTGTGAATCAATCTGACCTTGAATACAAGCCTCTAGGTTTGATACTCCGTCAACGCCCAATCCTTCTTGAATCCAACCGATAACGATGTCATTGGTTAAGTCCTCATAAGGAACGAAAGGAGATACTGACTCCGTATTAAAACGGGCGATGTTAGAAAGGGATGCAGAATAAGTTGAGTCAACGCCTACTACTTCATAGTTGGCAATAACCACATAGTTTTGTTCCCCTGCGATTGTTTCTGTGTAAAGGGCAGTTACCGCCCAAGTGTAAGTTGTCATATTGCGAATTTAGTTATTTTATGCCTTAAGTAAAATTTTGTATGCAGTGCCATTAATACGAACACTCCAAGTTGTATCCGATACGACTACTTCGGTTGTTACTGCACCTGCATTAGTTCCCGCACTACCAAAAACGGCTTGGTTGTTTCCTGTGGCTACTGCATTGTAACCTAAAATTAGTGAGCCACTAAAATTGCTTGTACTTGTATTCCAACCAACCGATGTGTTATCATTACCAGTTGTTTGGTCTGTACCCGCATCACCACTATTATTATATCCTACAAATGTATTCCCCGCACCCGTTGTATTCTTGTAACCCGCGTAGTTTCCTATAAATGTGTTTTGATTTCCCGTTGATAATTTACCCGCTTGATAACCAAAAGCAGAAATATCGGAACTCGTATTACTAAACCCCGCCTCAAAACCTACGGCTGTGTTGCTGGAGGCGGTGTTGAAGGCTAAGGCACTCCTACCGATTGCGGTATTATTACTTCCGCTTATGTTATTAAATAACGCACTACGACCTAAAGCAGTATTATCACTACCCGTTGTATTTAGAACGGCAGAATTTAATCCTAAAGCAGTATTATTACTACCCGTTATATTTGCATTTAATGATTGATAACCTACTGCAGTATTATCTGTACCCGTTGTGTTTGACCTTAACGCTACATAACCTATTGCAACTAATCCATCACCACTCGTATTGATTAACCCCGCCTCGTAACCTACGGCGGTATTGTTGGAGGCGGTATTGTTGAATAGAGAATTTCTACCTATTGATGTATTATTTGAACCTGTCGAATTATTTAACAAAGAACCACGACCCAAAGCAACATTACCCGAACCCGTTGTATTGTAAATCATAGATTGAGAACCAATAGCGGTATTACCTTCACCCGTTGTATTGGCACTTAAAGTAATATATCCAAAAGCATCATTTTTATCACCCGTACTTAATCTTAACGCTTGGTAACCAACTGCGGTAACTTCCACCCCACTCGTATTACTAAACCCCGCCTCAAAACCTACGGCTGTGTTGTTGGAGGCGGTGTTGTTGCGTAGTGAACTCATACCAACTGCGGTATTATTAGCACCCGACACGTTACTACTTAATGCACTACGACCTAAACCCGTATTGTTATCACCATTGATATTTGAAAGCATAGAGAATAAACCTATTGCAGTATTATCAACTCCCGTTGTAGTTGACGACATACTTTGATAACCAACAGCAGTATTATCGTTGGCTGTGGTATTTGCTATTAACGCATCTACACCTACTGCGGTGTTCAAACTTCCGCTTGTATTTGCCCTTAACGAACGATAACCCAATGCGGTGTTATTGCTATTGGTGTTGTTTTCAAGTGATAAATACCCTACGCCTGTGTTATTAGTGCCTGTTGAGTTTAAGCGTAACGCCAAAGCGCCTAAGCCTGTGTTACCTGTACCGGTACTATTAAACCTATTGGCATGCTTACCTAGAGCTGTATTAAAAGATCCAGTACTATTGGTAAACAAAGCATCATGTCCTATACCGGTATTACTAGCCCCGGTCGTGTTGGCCGTTAAAGCTGAAGCACCAAAAGCCGCGCTATCTGATCCGGTAGTATTACTATCTAAAGCGCCATCACCAAACGCTGTATTACTGGTGATCGCTCCAGCGCCATAGTTGGTGATTGCGGTTGTAGATACCAACAAAGGCAGGTCATTGCCGTTGCCATCAGATAGTCGCTTTAGTGTACCGCTCAGTGGTAGGTTGTCGCCAATTTTTATCAGCGAAGGGTACGTGTTCTGAGGGGTGGTATTAAATAAGGTTGATCCCATATTGCAAAGATAAGAATATTATGTGACAAAGTAACATA